AAAAGGGGAGTACTCACCATCTTGGTACTTATATCTATAAGAGAACCTAGGAAACCTATTTTCAAACATAGGTCTTTTGTCTTCCAATCTAACATACCATGGCCCCCAACCTAACTCGGTGTAATCCACAACTTGTTGATCTTCGTCAAAGGACGACATTGGGGTGTTTGGGCTTATGCTTAGTATATCTAGATCGAATGGACCGTTAATAATATTATTTGGATCACTTATGGGAGAACCCGTGACCCTTGCTCTAATGAGATACCCCGCGGACTCGTTTGCTGAGTTAGTTATAAGTTCCTCATCAGATATTAATATAATATCGCCTTCTTCGAGGTGGATATTGTTGGCAAACCAAAACTCAATCATAATATTTTCGGTGGTGTAAAGCTCACCTGTAGCAGGGTTTGTCCAAGTCCAATCTCCCCCGGCTACAACCCCTGAAGTAGGATTCTCTATGCCATCGTCGTTAACTCTCTTAACACCTGTTCTATACATCTCTAACTCTAGAGGTTGAGTGGGTGCTTTTCGTATTACTGTAACATGCTCTTCAGTGGTGTATACAGGGTACGTATTAATTGAGTTAGTCGCTATCCTATATCTAGATCCAGCATCGTTAGGATCTGCTACAAGAACCTTGTCCTTTACTAATCTTGTGTGGAAGTAGTCATTGTCACCAAAAAATATCTGCTCGGAGTTTGTTGCGTCTAGCTCCACTGATCCTCCAGTACCCGCTATAGATCTTTGTATATTTATTTTCTTTGGCTCAGAATAGTTGTCTGTCCAAAATAGAAAACTATCTAGTATATTGATACCAGTTATGAGACGCTCCTTATCAAATTTTAGTACTCTGTCTGCTTCGAATTCAACAACAAAGTTGTCACTCAGCCCATGGGGTTTATTTACTGTTACTTGCCATAAGTTTAGTGGGTTACCATCGTCACCGGCTGAAGTATTATATGTAACACTTACAACTCTTAATTCATCTAAAGGCGCAACGACTTGCTGCTGCCCAGCTGCCTGAGTTAAATCAAGAGCTGTAACTGACATCCCAACTCTTACACCGGGTGGAACACCAGATTCACCAGCTTGAGCCGAGATGTGAAATGTTGTTGAGCCCTCTATGTAATCAGCCATAGAGGTACTTGCCTGAACATCTGTATAAACCTTAAATATATCTACAAAAACGTATCTATGAACGTTGTTAGTGGTGTCGTACTCAAGAATATAATCTTTAGCTACATTATTCGTTACACCTAGGTTAGCGGTGGCCCCAAAGTAACTTGTATCTACATCGACGCTACTAAGATCTCCACCAGAAACAAGGTAGTATATTCTGTCTGTACTAGCATCGGCAACAGTTCCAACAACAGACGCTAAATTATGTGGGCCTAGCATATTGTATGCCTCTGCCCCAATTACCGCTGTAGTAGTAGTATAGTTAATAACGTTTTCTAAAGAAGATGTGTTTTGCAACACGTTATTCCTCTCCGTGTTACCGAACAAAGTCTGCACGGTGCCAACCTCAGAGCCCTCTGACGTAGCCACTTCAATGTTTGTCGCGTCTCTGTACTGGCCATTAGGAACGATACGCTCGTCCATATCTTTGTTCATCTTGGCTTGAGAAAATATTCTCTTTAACTCTGACATACTCTAGTGTTTAATTTGCTTAGAACTTCCTCTAAGGACTTGAGTTAACTCTTCTAACTTGATGTTAGATAATCTAATTTTAGCTTTCCTTGTTTCCGCGAATCTCTCTTTTTTAATCTGTGCTAACAGTCCAGCGGGAGAATCTTTACGAGCTAGTAACACTCCGTAGAGCATATGCTTGTATATAGCTTCTTCTGCCAGTTTGGGTACCATACTTTGAGTGAGGTCTATAGACGCGTTTGTTGCGCTCGATGGAGATAATCCATCGCTGATGTATCTTAAGACCACTGTTTTTCCAGCTATGTTAGAGCTGAAGTGAAACTTACCAGAACTGTTATCTATAAAGAAAGATCCGTTTATCTGAGCGTGTTGAGGGTCTATGCCATATCTAGCACCGATTAAATTACTGTATTCGTCATCCACGTTGTCAGCGTCCACGGAACCTATGTCTGAGCTTGTATTACTTTGGTAGCTAGCATTAGTGTCGGAAGAGTCTCCATCCAATAACACTTCATCGGATTGAAGATCCCAACCACCCCAATCCTGCACGCCTTCCATGACCGCTGGATCTGTAACGTTATTAGGGTTAGATGTCTTACTTGTGGGGTATATAATTCTCTCAATACCATTGCTATCACTCCACGATAACTTGACGTAATTAACGTAATCTAGAGGCATGACTAATACTAGGGTAGAAGGTATCTCCACCTCCCAGTCTTTAGTTGACTTAAGTGTGTCATAACTTAGTTCTTGCAGCGAGCGTGTTGCGTGAAAGTTTATATCATTAAGCACTACACCTTCACAGAGTTTACCTTTACCAACGTAAGATGCTACAAAAGAATCTATGATTTCACTTAGCGGTATATACCTATAACTACCATGGTCGCCACCGGTACCGTAGTAAACTGGTTGTGCGTCTCTTAATATACCCATTTAATTATATGTTTTGAAGTTGTTGCTCAGCGGCTTGTTTTTGACTTGCCACTTGTACTAAACCAGGCTTGTTAATAAGTATACCTGCAAGTTCTAGAATTCTAGTGACTAAGGTGTCTTCCTCTGCCTTGTGCAGTTCGAAGTTTACAGCAACGCTAGCATTATATAAGGCTTTTTCATTTACCACTACATAAGCCCAACTGGCTTGAACAGGTACTCTAAAGCATTCCACTCCAACCCCTGCATCTATGGGGGTACCGCTACTGGCATACACCAATATATCCCTGCCTGTTAGTAGATTGTCCGTATATATAGGACCTTGCATTGCCGTTGTGGAAATATGTCTAATTGACCTTGCGAACCAGTAGGCTTCGTTTATGGCAATTTTTTGACATACCTGATTGTTGTAAAATACCCGCCCAGTTTGAAAAACATCACACTGTTCCACTCCCGCTGGTACTATCGCAGGGAAAGTGTGGCCATCAGTAACTATCTCGACACTTTGAAATGGACCTAGTTTCTGGCTAATCAATTCACCAATATCTGTCTCGTCAACTTCAATTTTCCGCTCGTCTTCCTTTCTATCTCTAATGTTCTTTGAGTAAAAGTAAGATTCAAATATTGAAATTTGAGCTTGGTTGGCCAATAAGTTAAACTCTTGTGGAGTAATATAACCACGTTGCTCTTTATTCGCAAGGGCTAGTACTCTTTGATATACTGTGTCTACACTTATTGCCATAATTCTTTTTATGTTTCATGGTATGAAAGACCCCCTGTATTGGGGGCCTTTCTACCTATGGATGATTATTATTGTAATCGTTTCTCTATATTGGAGTATATCTCCATTCCTTCATCAGTCTTAAACCAATGCGCTAACGCCGTGTAAGGATGTTCATCAAAAGGAATAATCATTACCTTACGCCCATTTGATCCCCAGATAAAGTTCCGTTGATCCGATGATAGTCTTAGTATCCCAGCTTCAACAGCTTTGATACCAAAGTTCCTAAGCATTACATTCTCGTCATCCGCTAATTCTAAGAACAATCTAGGGTTGTTTCTAGCAAATACTAGTAAATCTCTCCTAAGTTCCTTAGAGCTTAAATTAGACACCCCAGAACCCTTCTCCACGCGCATAATAGCCTCAGCCATGTCAATGTCCACGCTTCGGGCTGCTGTTAAAGCGTCTACTTGCATTTCTAGCACATCTATCTCGTCAGCCGCTAGCTCAGCAGGTCGATATTCCTCGTAGATCCTATCTTTGTGCGGGTGGTATAAGCTTAATAACTTCTGTAAAGTAACTTTCTCTTTTTCTACAAACAAAGAGCCAGCCCTAAAAACAATATGCTCGAGCCTTTGATCACCCTTCATTTCGTCCACAAAGGGTGTTTTTTGGTTTTGACAGTATTTCAATTCTCTTTCATAACCTTTTTCTTCATCAAAGAAGTATATCCCCGCGGATTTGATTGATCTAGAAAGTGGTTTTTTACTACCTGTTAAAAGATACATCCGGTCTTTAACCTCCCATTCATTGAGTGGTTTTAAGCGCTCACGCGCTTGTGGTTCTTCATAGTGTTGAACTGGAGTTTCCTCTAGTACAACGGTTTCCGTGTGAGGTTCTTGAACCTCTACTTTTTTTGTTTGCTTTTTAGCCATAATATAATATAATAAAAAATTAATATAAAACTACCCCACCCGAAGGCAGGGTAGTTTCACCAAATATTCTTTTTACTTCAGTAACATGAAGTTGTTAGCCCCTTGTGTAACTAAACATCTTTCAGTTAACAAGTGTAGTTGCATCGCGTCTAAAGCAGAAGTAGTCGCCCCAACAGAACCAGTGGTCCATGTCTTCATTTTGCGATTGTCTGTTTGAGAAGCACGGTAACGAACGTGTAGGAAAGGACGCTTAAGGTTCTTACCTAACTGCTGATCGTATACAGTTGACGTACCAGCTGGAACCATAATCCCTCTAATAGCATTAGCTGAACTAGCGGCGTTGATACCTCCACGTGTAGCTTTGTCATTCAAGTAACGGAAGTCTGACTTATAGAAATCGTAAGATCCACGACGGAATCCAGAGAACCCTAAGTTAAGAGCCATATCTTCTTCGTTGTTGAACACCCCGTAGGAAGTACCTCCAGCACCGTAAGAGTTCATAGAAGCTAACATGTCATCCATAGCTAGAGACGTAGCTCTATTCACAAACATCATATTCTCTTCAATCGCTCCTTGGTTGTCAAACTCTGCTAAGATAGCATCAAACTCAGCTAAATCAGTAGCAGCGTTAACACCAGTGATACCAGAGGTAATATTACCTCTAGCTTCGATAGCAGCAAATAAACCTTCGCTACCCGCAGCGCCTGTGCCTGTACCAGTAGATCCTAGGTTTATTGAGTTATCCACTAGTGACGAACTGTCGTTTAGCTCAGCTTCTAACATAGCCATTTCAATATAATCATTGAATCGAGCGCGAGTATCAGACTCAGCCTTTAGATACCACAAGAAACCTGATTTACCTTCTTCAGAGGCTACCTCAACCCAACCAATTTTAGAAACGTCAGAACCTGACACTTCGTAGTAGTCTTTCATAATGATAGGCTTATTAGTGAAAGTCTTGAACCTTGGCTCATTAGCTCCTCTAGAGTCGCTTGATGTTGTCGCAGCGCCACCAGAAGGGTAGCTCATTGCTTTTCCAAATTCAGAACCATAAACTAATATAGTTGTTCCCTGCGCGTCACCCTGTACGGTTAAATTAGCAGCACCCTTATCGTAAGGATATACATCAGCAGTAGTTGTAGATACAGCTGTAACTAAACACTTTGTAATGCCGTTGACGTTAGACACGATAACTGTATCATTAACTCGAATACCATGACCAACGGTTGCAATTTCAATGCCATCAATGTCGTGAGTAATTGTTAATACAGATGCAGCACCTGTTCCCGCGTTGGCACCTCCAACTGCAGCCACTGTTCCTTTGTAAGACAAGTGTAATCTACCTTGTTCAGACCAAATTACTTGGTCAGCCGTCATAGATTCTTCAGCCCCTACTTGTTCTAAAAAGCCTGAAATTGTTCGTGGTCCGAAAACTTCAGCTTCTTTTTCCATAAGGTCTGGTACGTATTGTTGACCCCAACCTGCATTTGACGCAGATGAAAGATCTAAGTAATTTGTTGCTAGCGCTTGCTTTTGTGGAGCTGGAACGCTATTCAAATCTGGTCCATGTGTAATAGCCATAATTTTTTGTTTTAATTGTTATTTTTTGTTTTTAATTTTGAACTTAAAAGAGGCGGAATCATCACCTAGTACCCTTACTTTCATACCGCCTGACGCTTCACCTTGAGTGGATCTAGCGCTGGTGTTGATATTCTTGGCTTTGGCTACACTGTCTTTCAGTGCGTCTACCTTGCCTTGTTCGTAAAAGTGATTAGCAACTGCATCTGGATTCATAGCTGTATACAAACCTTTGTGATATCCTTTAGCGTCGTTCATTGTATCATCTTTATTCAAAAACTTTTTGAAGAAGTTGTTTATGTCGCTTTGGGTTTCTTTTACTTGGCTTGCGTCTTTAACGTTATATCTAAATCTTTTATCTCCGACGTTATATTCAAAACCTTTGAATTTGCCGTTAAAAACCTGCTCGGTCTTTTTGTTAAATGTAGACTTCTGTTGTTGAGCTATTTTCTTCGTCTGCTCTGACTCTTTATTGTATCGGTCGAAGAAATTTATTGCTTTCTGCTGCTCTTCAGTGAGCTTGCTTCCAGCTTTAATCTCTTCATAGTATTTAGACTTTTGCCCGTCTAAGTAGGTCTTGGCCTCGGCAACTTGCTCTTTGAGGGCCAATTTTTTTCGTTTAATATCTCTCTCTTCCTCCATATCCTCGTCAAATGAGAAGTTATCTTCCATAAGGAAGTTTATCTCCTCCGAGTTTAAATGAGGTTTAGTTCTTTTGTAGTACTCAAGTAAAGCGTCTTGATCGTCTAGATCTTTAACGTTTCGATTGAGGTTGACGTAATCAGCGAGATCTCCACCTGTATCATCCATGAAGTCCATTAACTTCTGAACGTTATCAGGTATAGCTTTCCCAGTCTCTTCATTTGCGTCAAGCGCTTCTACTATGTCTTCTTCTGTGACAATCTCCTCATCGGTAACTTCCTCAAGGGCTGGTACCTCCTCGTCAGAGACATCTTCTTGTGTAACTTGTTCAATACTCTCTTCGAGGTCTGTCTGAGATTCATCTGCTACTGGATTGCTTAAGTCTACTTTAATGACACCATCGTCGTCTTTACTTTCAAACTTGCTTAAATCTACTTCAGGTACTTGCTCCTCAGCAACCTCCACAACGGGAGGGTTTTCTTGGATGACCTCTTCGGTCACCTCTTCTTTTTTCACTTTAGCCATAATAAAATATTATATAATTAATTACCTATTTGTGGGTTGAACTTATCTAAACCCATTCCGCCTCCTAGTATATCATTACCTGAAGACTCAAACTTTTTAGCACTTGCCTTGACATTTTCTCGCTTATCTTTACCTGCCTCTTTCATACCCTCAAGCTTCTCCGTTGAATTACGCTCTTGATCGCGTAGAGAAGTATTAAGATCAAACTCAAACTGCATTAGTTCTTTTTTCAATCTAACCTCCTCTCTTAAGTGATGCAACTTTGTTTCAGCTTTAACTGACTCTAGTTGTATATCTGCTTGGGAGTTTATCTGACTCTTCTGTATCTCAGCCTGAGCAGCAGCTTGTTGAGTCTGTGTGTTAGCCTCTGCTTGGGCTTGCATGTTTTCTTGCTGGATTTTTTGATCGCGTTTTTGCTTTCTTTTACGCTTTATTTTCAACAGTTGATTAGCTAGCTTTAAATTTCGCACCTCCCTAATATCTATGGCATCATCCAAATCTATTAGCGCTTGAGCTAAAGCTGTCTGTATGTTGTTCTCTAACATTTGCTTCTCCTCTTCATCCGGCTCAAGTTCTAAGAAAATACCAAAATCGTACAAGTGCAGTTCAGACATTTCTTTCAGTGTAGCAACGTTATGAGCTCCTATAGATTGAACAAATGCATCAGCCGTCGGAGAATACTCCAGTATGTCTGAAATGCGAAGAGATAACGCCTCTGCTACCTCTGTTGTTAAAAACATCGATGACAACAGTATATGCCTAGTGGCTACATTAGAATTAGCTGCTGCCATCTTCTGCACTCCAACTAGTGACTTTGGATCTGGCATACTACCATCTCTAGCCTCGTTTAAACCTGTCACGTCACGGATCATCTGCATATAGTAGTTGTAAGTATTAATCAAACTACCAATTTTGTTTTGCCCAGCTCCGTTAGATATCTGCTGAATAGGAATTTTTCCTGGATTAGGGTCTCCGTCAGCTGTTAAACTTCTACCTATAACAGAACCTGTTTGGAAGAACATATTAAGCGCTTCCTGCGGACTATAGTTTGTTCCGTTACCTAAGTCTATTTCAGCAAGTCCATCCGCGTCAAGGTACACTCCATCGGGTACCATACGAGATAAAACCTGCTGTAACTTTAAGTGAGTCAATTGAATCGTGTCAGCGAAGCCAGTGATCCTACCAACGATAGACTCTATTCTACCCTCATACATTCTTGGTGCAACTAAAGAGTAGTTCATTTTAACCTTGTTAAAGTTACTCTTGCTGCGCATCATATTCTCAGCTTTCTCCCACTTGATTAGCTTGTCGGTACCAAGAATCATAGCACCCTCAAAAAGACATTCAACATACTTGTGCAGCTTCTCGTATCCACCCTCTTTACCTTCTGGGGGATTAAACGTATCAGATTTCGCTATAGCCTTGTATCCACCTGATCCAGTTTCTTTAACTTTGTGGACATCGCTAGTGTATGTCTTGTAGTTGAAATATAAAACCTGGACCTTATTTTTATCGATCTCAATATCTCTACCACCACGCCTAGTTTGACTACCTGATTTAGAGTGTATATCTTTTAAGTCTAATTCAGATAAGTGACTAAACTCTCTAACTAGTTCGTTTATTGGGATTGTCTTAACTTCACCTACGTAGTATATATCCTCGAAGTACGGGGACTCTGTATACGAGTAGACGATGTTAGCAGGGTCGACGTACTCAACTGTTGCTCCGTCGCTCCAGTTAAAGCTAGTTTTAACACAGCCTATACCAAGTACCGTTAAATCGTATATCATCCTACGCCTAACGAGATCATATTTATTACCATCTAGTAGAACGTTTATAGCCTGCTCTTCTGCAATTTCAACCGCTTGCTTATAGGTCAACTGCATGTGTAGATCCAACTCTTCTTTTGTTTCTGGCAACTTTTTAGGATCTGTTTCATACAAGTCAACGCTAAATAACTTAGCCGCTTGATCGTTGAAAGCTTTGCTTTCCATGTCCCTGATAATAGCCTCCATGTAGTCAGTTCTTTTACTGACTCCGTATTGGTCTTGTGAGTACGCTTTTATATTAAACATTCTCTCAGCCATACCGTTAACCACAATGTCAACAAATTTAGGTATAATAGGTACTGGCTTCCAGTCTAAGTTGAGATAGGATAAATCACCATTTATAGACAACTCATCTTTATACTTCTGTATAGACTGCTCACCCCTAGCATACAGCCTTAAATTGTGAAACTTCTGCTGTGTAGCGTTGTATCTATTGCTGTGTGAATCCTTAAACCACTCCTGCTCTATAGCTTGCGCCACTTTGAGACCGTACTCGGCACTCATTTTCTCTAGGTCAGGAACCGCTTGAGAAGGAAAGTTTACATATACTGACTCAGCCATGCTTATTTAATTATCTGGGAGTTGAATCCCTTATTGTTATATTTAGATATGCTTAGATCCAAAGGCTGTCTTTCTACCTTAGCATTCGGCGCATACATATGCCTGTTGCATGCCATGATAGCTAAACCAGAACTTATAGAAGCATCGTGTTTGGTTCTTTTGTTTATATCAAACTTAGCCCAATCGTTAAGCAACTCGTTAAAGTATACTGTCCCATAGTTGCCTTCACCTAAATGTCCTACGTGTCCTTGTATATACATCTCAATAGCAGCCGCGTGCGCTTGTTTAATATCCTCACTAGAGTTTGGTATGCCACCCACTTCTTTTTCAGCTACGGATAGTTTCCTCCAGTTTTTATCTGGTCGATTCATACTATACCCTCTATACCCTCTTCGGCGTAGGTAGTACAGTAATCTTGGTTTATTGTTCTCTGCTAGTATAGGCATGCCATAAAACACGAGTGCCATCAATACATCTTCAAAGAATATCTCTGCGGTTTGTGGTCTTGCTATATACTCTAGAAAGAATGTGCTCGCTGGAGCGTCTTCCATAGAGAATTTTGTTAATCCGTGGAGCGCCCCTTTCGATCCCTTGCCATCAACAGTACCGCTAATATCATAACTATCACAGCCGAACGCGCCAATATGATCATTGCCTGGGAATCTAACACCATTCTTTATTATTTGTTTATTTTGTAAATTAGATGGTGGAACCCAACTAACCTTAAACCTACCTCCTGGATCTGGGTGGAAAACCACCTGTGTATCCTTAATACCGTTCACCCAACCAAAACTCCCGGTTGTAGTATGAGCATTATGCCTGCTACCTTCGTTGTAATCTATCTGCTCATATATCTTCATTAAATTAAAGATACTGTTTTTACTCTCATCCCTGAAAGCGTGTTCTGTTGTCCTAGGGAACTGACGGTAGAATTCATTTAAAGCATCGTGATCATCTTTTAATCCCTCAGCTTCATTCTCCCAGCTATCAATAACCCCAATGTCTATCAGTTCACCGTCCGGTCCCAGTCGTTTTCCATCACGTGGATTATCAAAGACTGGAAATCCGAACTCGTCAATAAATCCTTCATAGTTCCATTCCATAGGGACAAAGAGAGAATAAAGCCCAGACTTCGTTTGTCCATTACGGTTTCGCTTTGATACATCTGAGTCATTGTATAATTTCTTAAAGTTAGTACCTCCTTTGTCTAATGCGTTTGAAGTAGATCCCATAAGGCATTTCCCTACGATTCTACTACCAAGTCTCAAGCAAGTCTTTGTGACTCGCCAGTTGTTTAATATGTTATCCGGTCTCTCCCATTTACCGCTCTCATCATGGACCAGTAGACTTAGTTTTTCACCGTCATAACTATTGTCCCCTGTATTCTTCCAATCTATAGTGGTATCAAGACCCGCTAGCTCCTCTAGCTTGTCACCAC